GCAGGTTAGGCATAGTCCATTCGGCAAATAGGCGGGCTTGCCGCAATTCGTGCATGGTGTAGGCATCGCTCCTCCATCCTCTCTGCCCTTCGCGGGCGTCATGCTGCCGCCTGGGGCTGGTGGCGCTCTCCGTTCGCTCACTGCCCCAAGCGGCAACGGGTTCAGTCCTGCGCCTTCGGCATGATCTCCAGAGTCGGCAGACCGGGTGTAACGATCACACCTGCGTTGATGATCTCGGCGATCTCGCCGCCCTGCTTGTGCAGTTCGTTCAACTGGCGCTTGTCCACCTTGTAGCTCGGCTCGAACGTGGCGTTGAACAGTTCAGGCCGCACGAGAGATTTCAGTCCCTCTAGCACGTCGAACAGGTATTCGTACCTCGCGTTCCCAGCCTTGAACTTGCACTCATAGGCCGTGCCGTCGAATACAGTGGCGTTGCGACCCTCCAAGCGCATGAGCATTGTGCCTTCAGCCTTGGATAGTCTTTCCTTCGTTCGCTTCGCTATGCCGCGAAACCCGTCGATCATGGCGACAAGCTGGTCGTCGCTCATGGCCTCGAAGTCATACTCTACGAAGGGATCGTCGTACTCCTCATTCCGCCATTCTGTTGCTACTTCCATCGTCGTTGCCTCCTATTCGTTGAACTTGGTGATCTGCGCTTCGTCCAGCGTGAAGAGCTTGCCGAGTGCGTCATCGTAGAGTGACGCCTTGAGCTTGATCGGCATTTCGATCTGGTAGGTTTCGGCAAGCCACTTGCGCGTACCCCGGACATTCAGGGTAACGCCCTTCGCCTCGTTCAGTAGTTCGTTCGCCTGTGCGCTCGTGATGCACTCATCGCCATCCGCAACGAACGGGTCCTTGACGGCCTGCGCGGTCGGGAGGCCGGGAGTAGACGCAGCCACAGGCTGCCGTGGAGGAGCTGCCGCGCCGGTCTTCTTGGCCTTGATCTCCTCTATGCGGTTAGCTTCTTCGCCATCATCTTTCGTGTAAGCGATTATGACGGCGACTGCTTCCCTGCCGATCAGATCATCAGTATCAAGGCTATCCTCGCAGTCAAGGCCGAACGCCTTGGCGTACTTGACGATCTGGGACTTCTTGTACGGCGGCCAGTTGCACCAGAACGGCATTTGCCTGTTATCCGTATCAAGTACGTCCACCGTGAGCTTAATCTGCTGTTTCGGTGTGCCGTCCTCATACTTGAACTTGGATGTCGTGAGTTCGGCCTCGGCTACACGGATAGTGTATTCTCCGGTCGCAATCGGTACGTAAACCATGATCTCTGATCTTGCCATTCTGTTTTCGTCCTTTCTTATGCGAAATCGCTTGCGATATTGGCTCTCATCTGAGCCTCGTACTCCTCTACTGCTCTACCGCTCGTCCTCATAGGCTGGCGAACCAGCGTCTCAGGCTTCGGCGCAGTCTCGCGCCGGATGTAGTCGATATGCTTGCACTCGCCATCCGCGAGGAACTGGAATCGCGGACACGTACAAGTCTTGGCCTCCAGGTCTACCGTGTACTGCTTATGCAAGGGCGTCAGGACTGTATAGATCGGGATTCCCGGTATGACCTGTATGAAGTTATAGCCATTCTCACAGACGGGAACTCCCATGTCACTCCCCTTTCGCGAATATGGGCTTCCTTCGGCCCTTGAGATATGCGTTCTCCGTCTCCAGGCGCATCCGGTCGCGTGTCAGCGCCGTGATCTCGTCACACGCCTGCTCCAGTTCCAACTGCGAGTTCGCCAGGTCGCGCCGCAACTCGCGGATCGTCTCCTCGTCAGTCGGCATCGCGGGCCTCCTTTGCGTGGTAATTGAGTAGCATTCTCTTGGTTGTTCGCCATTCAAAGTGAAGGCCGTTTGCCTTCTGCTCCTTGATGGTGATACCTACACAACAGCGGTCAGGATTGCTCTGATAGTAGGTATCTGCTAGGGTCTTGTGGAGTATGAAATCCACACTCCTGATCGTGCTATAGCAATCAAAAAGACCTGCGCTGCCGGATTTCACGTCGGCCTCTGTACCGATCCGAATCTCTACGAGTTTCCTCATCGCCGCTTCCCCCTTCCCCGCCACTCGCGCCACTCGCCGAGCACGTAGAGCACGGCTAGGATCGCGAGCGTGAGCAGGATCCACTTGTCGTAGATCGTCATGGTTGGGTCTCCGCAGTCTTCTCCAGTGCTTGACGAAACTCATTTTGTTCCGCTTCACTCGCAACTGTCAGATGAGGACAGGAACGGATCAGGACTGGATCTTGGCTGAAACACCACGAACGACGAGAATACGAGTGTGAGGGGTGTCCACAATGACCCCTATACAGATGCACGCACCATATACGCTTGCTCACGATTCTACCCCCTTCATCGCCTCGATCATCTCGACGGTTTCCGAGTGCCATGCGCACGCCTCGTCATCCTCATTGAGGTGCGCCGGCCATGCTGCCATGTGCGCGAGGAGGGCGGCGAACGTCGGGCGCGGCTGGTAGTAGTTGTAGACCTGTCTGCGTCCTGCTGAATTGCCGCAGGTATATTGCCTCTCACATTCGGGTTCGCCGCATATAGGCTGTAGAGCACATCGGTCGCACAACCGCGACCAGTTCTCCGGCGCGAGAGTTAGACTGTATGGTTGTCCGAACTTGTCCGTCAGAACCTCGGGTGTCGCTGTGTCTGTCATCGTGCTACCTCGCCTTTCTGCTTGCGCCTGCATCGCGGACAGAGTATGCGCTTGCCGATTGACCAGCCTGCGCGCCGGGCCATACCCGATAACACTGCCTTGTCTCTGTGATCGCCGTACATGGCATTGCAGACATCGCAATATAACTCCCAGCCTACGAGTATGAATGGCATCGTCATAACCTCCCATCTGTGAACGCCTTGAACGCCTGCTCCCACAAGCGGTATGTGCGCTTGTATTCCTCGGTGTGCGTCTCGCCCCTCTCGGCCATGAGGTCAAGAAAGCGACTGTACGCTTCCTCAGCCTGCCGTGCGTTCTCTCGCGTCATGATCTCGTAGCTCCTTTCACCCTCTCCGCGCCAGCAGCACGAGCAGCCACAGCCTCTTCTTTAATCCAGGCCCATTCATGCCCGGAGAGAATATTGCTAACAGTTCGCGCCGCGATGCCAAACCGCTCTCCAACCTCGCGCATTGAGACCAATCCGCGTCGATACGATCTATGGATCGCTCGCACATCATCGGGCGTGAGTTTGGTGTTTGGATCTTTGTCCCAAGTCTTTTGTCTACCCTTGCGCATCATATCAGCCATGTTCTCGGCATGAGTGCCCAGCCAAAGGTGGGCCGGATTGACGCACACCGGGTTATCGCAACTGTGACAAACACACAATCCGCTAGGAATGTCGCCGATAGCCAACTGATAGGCTATTCGGTGAGCCTTGTAGCTGCGGCCTTGAATGGAAAACGTGCAGTACCTATCTGTGTTCAGGGTCGGTTTCCATTCCCAACACTCATCCGGGCCGCGCTTATCAACCTTGCTCCAGAACCGTTCTGTTAGTCTCTTGCCGCGCTCCTCTAGCATCGCTGCTCGATAACAAGCACGGCTGCAATAATGGCGGCGGCCTCGGTTCGGCTTGAATGACTCTCCGCATTGTTTGCAGATCATATCAGCCATGTTATTTCACCTCCCGACTATGCAGGGCCACGTTACGATCAACAACGTCCATGCGCTCAGGATGAGGCCGATCAGTAGCTTCAAGCGTATGTCACCAGGGATGTGCTTCACTCTCGTTCTCCGATCAACTCAGCGCCCTCCGCCCTGAGCGCCCGCACCTTCGCCGCTCGATCTGCCTGGGACGTGGCCTGGAGCGCCTTCACCAGCGAGTCGGGCGTCGGCTTGAAGTGGATTACCCTGATCTCGGGATGATAGGTCGGATTGGGTTTCACGGTATGGCCTCCTGTGCGTCGTCTTTCTGGATCGCCGCGATGATCTTCTGGAACGAATCCAGCGTCAGTTCCACCGGATCGCCGCGTTCGATGTCAATAACCGTCGTCCGGTAAAGACCGACTCGGCGAGCGACCTGCTTCTGCGAAAGTTTATGCTTCTGTCTCTCTGCGCGGATGTCCTCCGCGTATTGGCTCGGCATGGTTTCCCACCTCCCCCAGTGTATATGCTACTTGGAGTATACCACAGGTGATACAGGTTGTCAAACATATTTTTGCGCTGAGACGAAAAACTGGTAATTATACTAGGTTTTGTAGGGATAATCAACTCTCAGTAAATCCGGCAGTCAACCATCGTTGCTTTAACCATTCTTGCGCTTCTTCTACAGTCTCGAACATCCTATTTGACTTGAACATATTGCAGTATTGGCAGGCAAAGACGGCATTATCTGAGTGGTTATTTTGATTGTAGGAGAAGGGGACGAAGTGATCCCAAGTAGCGTACAGGCGCACAAGTTCCCCATACCTCAGAAGAAACGTGCCAAACTCTCTCCCGCAATACAGGCATTTGTTGTTCTGCGCTTTGATGGCTTCAGCCTTTTCCCGTGCAGACAACGGGCGTCTTTTGTACTCTGGTTGAATGATGAGGCGGTAAATCTCAGGCAACTCTTCTGTCGATATGGGTATCCCGCAACAGGCAGTTTGACCTTCGATTACGAGAGATTGGTGCTTACAGTGGGGACATCGCACACGGGGAATTTTCACATTGCCATAGATAGCAATATGTGAGTCAAGGGCGTCCATGCTGTCCTCAATCCAGACAGTGGATAGCCCCAAGGTCAACCGCGCTCTTGCTAAGGGAGTCGGCCTACCTTGGGGTTATCCACTGACTTGTCAAAAGATTGAGTGCTGTACCGACTCCCTTAGCAAGCCAATTATAACAGAATTGGCAAGCGAAGTCCATTTATCTTTTCGTGCTACAGACCCGCCTTCTGCCTCATTCTGCGCAGGCTGTAGGCCAATAGAGCGGTGACTCCGAACCCGAGCGCCAGCATCCCGGACGGCTCTGGTGACATCGGCGCGTTGTCCGGGTAGTAGATCGGCACGGTCGCCGTTACACCGTCCGACCACCAGATCGTGCTCTCGGCTATGACATACGGTTCGCTGGAGTTGAGGAAGGCGTTGAACCACGGCCTCGGCAGACTTGGCGACACCGGCGGGAGCGGGAACGACGCCTCGGGTGTCGTCGTATCCGGCAAGCTCCCGATGTTGTGAGTCGTTCCCACCGTCCAGGCGGTCATCTCGGCGTCCGCGCGCTCGTTCCGCACGGCCCACCAGTAGACCCCATCCGACAGGTCGCTCCAGTAGGTGTAGGTCGCCGCGTACTCGTAGAGCGGCTCGGGGTCTGCAGCTGCCGGTAGCAGCAGTGCGCAGAGTAGAATTGCGATCATCCATGATCTCATGTGTAGTCCTCCTGTAATTCCATCCTCATTTGTTCTTTCGCCCGACGCAGTCGCCTGACGATTGTGTCAGTGTGCCAATGCTCTGACTCGGCGATCTCCGCAAGCGTCATATCCTGATAGTAGTGAAGCTCAACGACTCGCCGCTCATCTGCGGGTAGCCGGTCGAGCGCATCTCGAAGGACGATGCGGTCTACCACTTTGCTTGTCTTATCGCTGTAAACTCCGAATGTCCAGTCCTCGTTGGCATAAACCGTCTCTAACCTAGCCGACGCCTTCGCTCGTGCGCCGCAGAGATGCCGAATCGAGACGGCTAGATAGTTCTCCAGTCGCCCCCTGATCCGCGCCCGATTCTCCCAGGAATGGAGCATGACCTCTTGCACAACATCTTCCTGATCGTCTCTCGAATCAGTATATCGCCGTGCAACTGTCATCATGTACGCTCGGCAGCCTTCGAGGTCGGCGGTCAGCATCTCACACCTTCGGCACGAAAGCGCCCTTGAGTCGCTTCTGCCAGGTCTTCGTGTACTTAAGCGGGATGTCGGCGTAGAGTATCCCGTCGTGCAGGATAGCGATGTGTCCGGCGATCCTGCCGTCCGCGAGTTTGCCACAACCGCCGAAGAACACGAGACAGTATTCCGGCAACGGGTGACTGATGCGTTTCCATCCCCACTTGCCCGGCAAATCCTTCAGTGCGGCGAAGCAGTCGAGCGCCGTGTTGTGCGGCTTCGCCTTCCACGGAAGTGGCAACCCCTGGGGCAGAAGCGACTGCCGAACGTTCGCCAGGCACATACCCTTGCGCTCCTTCTCAGGAACCTCCTCATAGTGTAGCTTCAGCCACTTGACCGCATGTTCGAGTTGGCTGCTCATAACTTCCAGCCCTTCACTTCTTCGAGTACCATGATCTTGACGGCCTCTACGAACTGAGAGGCTGCTTCGACTGGAATCTTGAACTCGGTCACGAGGCGTTGTTTGATGCGCGCCCAGTCGATCTTCTCAACGATCTGCTCAGGCGTCATTGTCTTGGGATCGACGCCGATTCGGTCTTCCACATGTTTGCGTAACACCCAGTTGATGAACTCTCCGAGATCAAGTTTCTTTCCCATATACCCCCCCTCACCTCTCATAATGCGCCAACTGATCCCAACCCATACTCGCGGCTAGGATAACTAGCGCATTGCAGACCGTCACCACGACCGCGTCGATGTTTAGCGGTTTGAAGATCACGGCGGCCAACACGAGTGACACGAAAGCTGCACAAAGTTGAGTGCCCCGACCCGAGAGGCCGGGAGAGAACCGCTTAACCATGCCGACGAACAGAGTCACTGCCGCCGACGCGCCTGCAAACGTCTTCAAGGCATCGAGTGTAATCCAGTCCATGCGTCTCACCTCCCTCCACTTAAGACTTCGCGCAAGATAACCTGTGCTATCACAGATACGCAGAGTGTCAGGAACGCACCAATAATAAGCGCAGTGACGGCCCAACGGCGGCTGACTCCTACGCCGCTATCTTCTTTGATCGTTGCGATGAACGCATGAAGTTTTTCATCGCAACTCTGTACATTGGCTTCGACCGTCTGTATGCGGGAACGGCCTTCCGGCCATAGTTCCTGCATGATGGTCTTGCGCTCCGGCTGCATGGCGATCACCGTATCGTGGGTTCTGGACGTGGTTTTGGCGATCTCTGTCACCTTCTCATCGAGCACCTTCAACCTCTCCAAGATCACTCCATGTTCACCGTTAACCTTCTCTGCCTTTGTCATCTCTACTCTGCTCCTTATGGCTTGACCCTGCCGCCGCCGGTAGACTACTCCGCCTTCGTCGCTTCCTGTATATTCTGAACCAGTGGCATAGCATATTCCATGAACCGTCGTTCTGCTTCCTCAACCTGCTTGCGCTGAGATTCAGTCCATTTCTCCACAGGCTTACCCTTCGTGATTTGAACGATCCGTTTCCGCAAAGCCTTCTTAGCCCTCTCGATTTCCCATGCGCGGTAGCCCGCTTCTTTCTGAAGATCGACTTTCCGGGTCTTCAATCCTGCCGCATAAGCCGCTCGTTCACCTACGGAACGCGGTGTACCTTCGGGTTCAAACGGTGGAGACGGTCTAGTTGCACCGGCAACCATGCCTTCCCATGCAGGCCCGCCACGCGGCAGTACACCAGGTATAGGAGGCGTCATAGACGGTAGAGCAAACTTGGCAACATGTTCTATCTGGCGTTGTCGTGCTGCTCCGGGGTCAACTGTTCTCAACCCTTCGGGTACAATATCCCTGCCGGTAAACAAACTTCTGTTGGTTGCCAACTCATAACCCGTTGTGAACGCAGGCGCGGTCTTGGCAAGTACACTGCGAAGTGGATCGGACGCTGCCTCACCGACATCAGCGTAAGGAATCAGATAACCGACATTTAGGTATGAAGGTGATTCGCCGGGAAGTCGGATATGCGTATCCTTCATCCAGTCGGGCATTACGCCACGTTCTTTCGCCCTCTGTTCGTCCGGTGTCATTTCTTCAACCGCACGACCGGCCTTGGCATACTTTGAGAGTCTTCCCGTGTTTTCCCAAAATCCACGCGCCATTGCAGGAATAGCCTTGTAAGGGAATACGACAAACGGCATAACACCATAACTTCGCATGAAATCTACGGCACGAGGTACTTTTCGGTAGTTGAACAGTGCGCGGTCAGCGAACTCAGCAGCCATTTGAGCAGGCATACCGCGTTTGCGAGCGTTGATGTAGACTGCCATCTTGAACCACTTCTCGTTGAACTCATAGAGTTCGGCAGGTTTCTTCAATACCCGTCCGATTGTGCCGATACCCTTCTGCACCAACCCCGCACTGTCGTTGGAGGCCGATTCGACTATCGCCTTAAGTTCTTGGCTAATGAACGTATCATGGAGGAACACTCCGTTCTCCAAGGCTTCCTGATACCACTTGTCCTTACCGACAATAGATTTGAACCCCTGAGCATACCGGTCGATCCGATACGGTGATACTTCACCAACAACATCCGCGAGGACGAAGTTGGTAAGCGTATTCCGTGCCTGTGTGGGAAGGGAAAGCGGCACTTTGCCGAGTTTCCACCAGCTAACAATCTTACGGATGCCCTGTGCGAACTCGTTAGGCGGTTTCGGCGCAGAGTTCATCAGGTCGTAGTACATCGCCTCGGGCACCCACTTGTTCGTAAGTGCGCCCCACACCGGTTTCTTGGTGGCCGGGTCGAGTTCGTCTCCGAGTTTCATGTAGCCCTTGATTTTGCCGGGATCGAGTTTGCCTATCTGCTCGTCACTCAGCGCGACACCTTCTGCAAGCCGCTTATACATGTTTGCCCGCGCTACAAGTTGAGACGACTTCTCTGCGCCTGCTGCGAGCCTTGCAGACGCCTCCGGTATCTCGCCTAGAATATCCTTGAGTTCCTGCGATACGCCGCTTCTCTGCATGACTGCACCGAACTTGAGTGCGCCGTCCGGCTTGCGCTCGGCGACCGACTTCAAGGACTGTAGCTCTGACATCAGTTCTTGCGCCTTCTGCGGGTTCGTCTTACGCATCTCTTCGATGTATGCCTCTGCATCCTCAAACCGGCCGTATATTCGGCGAAGATGAAGTTGGGTCCACTGATCGGCGGTTTCGCGGGTCAACTGTTCGGCCTCTACAAGCATCCGTCCGATGTCATCTTGGAAACCGGCAGTCTTGGTAGCCAATCGCGCAACCGCATCCCGGTAAGCCTTGCCTCGTGTTGTTTCGATCTCGCTCAAAATCGTAACTTTCGCCTTGGATATATCAGCCAAGTTCTTCGGTGGCCTGCCGTTCACGAGTCCGGCATCTACGACGCGGGCAACATCCCTGTCGATACCTACGCCGTGCGCTTGTACATCTTTAGCGATCTCGGCAGCCTTCTGCTTGATCTTCGACGCCTCGATTATCATCCGGTCGGTTTCGCGGTCGAGTGCCTTCCGAGCGGCAAGCGTATCACCGCGTACCGAGAACCCGGCAGTATACTCGAAGGCGTTCAATGCCTTGCGGATGGGTGCAATCTTTTCGGCTGCATCTATCAGTCCGGCCATCTTCTCGGCAAACGCAAGTTTCGCCCCGACGGGTATCAACTTCCCGGCTGTCGTCGCTATACCGGCAAACGGGATATAGGTAGTCGGGTCGAGTGCGATGTCCGGCACAAGTCCGGCGAGACCGAGAACATCAGAGAACGCCGTTCGTTCCTCCACACCCTTGAAAACACCCTGCTTGCCAGGGATTGCCGCTTCCTTGGCGATACTGGCAACCAGGTAGTTACCGAGACTAACAGCATCGCCAATATCAGCGAGGATGCCGCCAGAGAACAGTGTCTCATCCTTCTTGGCCGGTTCGTTATCCTCGCCCCTACGCCACTTTTCGACAGCCGCAGCCACAAGGGGAGCAGATGCAGCGATGCCAGTTCCGGCGAGTATCGTCTCGATGGTAGCCTTGCCCGCCTCCCCCGTCCCCGGCTTCACGGACGGCGCGGCTGGCGCTTTCGCCTTGGGCACACGCGCCGGGGCGACGGGAGGGGGGGGAGGGGGCACGGTGCGGAGTGCAGGGTGTTTATCGAATACCGCTCTGATGTTTGGCGTTATCGAGTTCGGATCGCTGAGGTATTCGGTGTAGTCTATAGCGATCTTCTCGCGGTGGAATTGGTTCTTTACTGTCCATTCATCTAGTCCTGCGGCTGCAACATACTCGTCCAGCAAGGTCTGCCGTTGCGCGTCTGGGAGTGTCTCTATCTTGACGTGCGCGAGTTCGTGGTTGCGTATAACTGGGTCGTTCATGTATCGCTCGTCTGCGAATACGATACGCTTATTTTGCCAGTCCACCTCGGCTTCGTATGTATGCCCCTCTTTGGTTCGCGTTCTGCCAACCTCCAACTTCCAGCCCTGCGGCACGTCAACGGTCACCCCGCCACTCGCGCCCTCCACCTTCGCGGGCGGGGGGGCGGGGTGAGCGACGGGTGTGGCAGATACCGGTTCACCATATCCAGCGTCGCGTACTGCCTTCTTTGCGCCAGTTTCGGTTTTGGCTGTTACGGTATACCGACGTTCAACGGGTTCAGCAGTCTTACGTCCGCCAATCTTAACTTGTTCAACTACAGTGACTTCCCACTGCTTGCCCTCCACCTTCCCCGCCTCGACGCCCTTGACGCTGGGGGACGCTTGGCGCTTGGGCGTGGGGGCGTTGACGACAGGTTGGGGCGCGAATCGTACTGTCTCGGCAGGATGTCCAGGAACACGCACGATTATCCCGTCATAACCCAGAGACTGTAGCCTCGCAGGGTCTACTGCACCTACGATAGCTTCACTTGCATCAGTAATCACGTAGGGTTTGCGAAGTGTAACCTCAACAGGTTCAACCTTCCCAAACTGAGAGGCGTAATTCTTATCTGGAGTGGTGTACTGACCCTCTCCGTATCGTGCGCGACCCTTGTTATCTCCAATACCCCTGTACTCTATTGCAATATAGGGTTCTGCTGTCGTCGGCTGGGCGACCGGCGCTTCCCTCAGCCCCTCGATCAGCGCGGGGACGGCGGGTACTTCCTGCTTCGGCGGTACTATCGTGACCTTGGCCTTGTGTACTGGCTTCATGAGTGTACGTCCCGTCGTCGGGTTTTTCAGCGTCAACATGTCGCCGTCTACCGCTTCAATGACATATTCCCGCTTCATGAACTGCACGGCGTTCCCAGTCTTCGTTTCCAGACGCATAAAGGGTTTAGGTTGTACGCCTGGTTTCGGCGGAGTGTATGTAGGACGCATCGGCACAGGTTCACCTACAGGCGGTGTCACTATCGGTTCGCCGGGAGGCCCAGGACGCGGCAAGGGGAGTGCTTTCTGTATGAACGGCTCAGGTGGCAGCCGCCTTGCCGGAAGTGATGTACCTGTGCGCGAGATCGGCAGTTTCCCAGCAGTCGGCTTGGCCGGGGGGATAAGTTCGCCTTCGAGCACGCGGGACTTCGGAATAACGGCAGGCACTCCAGATACACGCGGTTGTCGGAACAGTGGACTAACCGCACCGGTAAACGCCAGCCAGTCGGCTATTGTCGCAACAGGACGCGAGGATAGACTGCTTGCAGGACTCATAATGGAGTACCCGAAACTCTGTGCCATATCCTTGAGTGTTTCGGGACTGAATACTTCTGCGGCATATTCCTTCCCGCGTTCTCCACCAAGACCCAATGCACCGGCTGCTGCTTGGCCGAGAGTATAGCCCGGCCCGGCTACTAACCCAACAATCTGTTTACCGAGATCGAGTAGGCCACCTGATTCCTCCTCAATCGGCACATTATACTTATCTTCTGCCTTCTGTGCGCGAATGCTCGTACCTACAGGCCGACTCGGTTTTGGAGAAACCGATGGCAGTCCATGTTTCCGCTCGAACTCTTTCACCCATTCGTGCCGATAGGTCGGACCCTTCACCTTCTCAAGACCAAATGCAGTTGTCAGACCTAGAGTATCAGCGACACCCTGAATCAGTCCGCGCTTTGGGGCAGACTTAACCGACTGCATGATCTCGTCAGGTGAGCGTCGCTTACCCCTTATGCTGTTTGCGATCTCGTCAGGTGAACGTCTCATTTTGTTGCCTTTATGAGTGTCTTAGCTCCACCACTGCTCCAGAGATGATCGGTCATGTACTTGGTCATCTCGCCCTCGCTATAACCTTCGGCTCTCATGCCACGTATCCACTTCTGCCAGTCTGCGCGACTCATCTTGAGGTCTTTGCCCTTTTTCATAGTAGGTGGCCCGCCTGTACGCGGAGGCGGTGTGCCCCGGAGGGTATCGAGTTTTCGCTGGTAGATCGTTTTCTCGTTCCGCAACTGCTTGATCTGCGCCTGTCTCTGTGCTTTCTCAGCAGAGGTCACAGGGTTGAAGGGGTCGATCTCACCGAGCCGGGATTCGTTCGCGGCTATCTTGTCGTCAATGGAGATCATGAGTCGCGTCAGAGATTCCTCGGTAGGATTCTTGCCGGACACCGCTTTCTTATCATCCTGGTACTTCTTCTCAGCCAACACAAGATGCTGCCGACTGATCGCTATGCGTTCCCGCGCCAGCGTCTCGTTAGTCCGATGTGACGTTTCTGTTTCCTTCGCACGGCGCTTGCTGAGATCAAGGGTTTCCTTCTCTTTAACTGCAAGGGGTCCCCGACTGCTGATGGAAAACGTAGAGCCAGTAGACGGTTGCATTTGTGCAGGTGCAAGCGGCCCCACGCCCATATTGCCGCTATTCATACGGATAAGTTCTCCAGGAGTATAACTTCCAGTTGTTCCCATGCCGGGTGTATAGCCGGGTATTGAGGTCAAGCCGCCAAGCGGATTCGCAGGAGGAGGCGGTAGATTGATCTGACCTTGGAGACCAGGTGAAACCTTGGGCTGTTCTTCCCACGGAGGCGGCGGCAAGTTCTGTAATGGACTCGACGCACCGGGTTGCGGAACTTGTAGACCGCTAGCCTTGGTCTTCATTGTCCAGTTCAAGACGTTTTGCCATAGTTGATACTGCTCAGATTTGGGATCGACACCGCCAGCGTTGAGATACTTCAGAGTCTCTAATGCCTCAGTCCCAATATCGTCAAGTACACCGAGATTGCCTTTCTGCACCTCCAGCATCATGCCGAGAACCTTCTGCCTACTAGTTTCAAGTGTACTTGCCGTTGGCACGCCCTTCAAAGCTCGGAACGGCTGATCGCCCCTGCCTTGGGGTGTCATGCGGTTGAATAACGCTTCCTGCGAGGCTTCATCGAGACCTTTTGCCAGGTTGCCATGCCCGAGTGTTATCTGGTCACGCTTGTAGGGCGAGTAATCACCTTGTCCAGCCTCAAACGTCCCGATCTCGCCGCCCATGCCGAGTTCTTTCTGGTGGTACTTCGCCAGTTCGGTGAGCACCTGAAGTTGCTGTGCGCCGAGAGTGCTGGTATCGGCCTGCGCAATCTTCGCCAACTGCTCGGTGTGATACTGGCGCTTTCGGTCGGCGATCTGCTGTTCCTGCAAGCCTTGAACCCGCTTCTGCTCCCGGCCCTGCGCGTAACCGCCTACGAGTTGTCCCCAGTCGATTGGTACTGCCATGATGTTACCCTCCGCCTATGGCCTACCGATTCGGCCCCATGTTCCTCTGCCAGCCCTCTATGGCTTCGTTTTCTAGCCAATCTTTCCACCAGTTAGGATTCCACGAGTTCGGCCACTGGATAGATGGTGACTGCGGCGTATACGAAGACCCTCCGCCGTATCCCGTGCGCTGTCCCCAGTTCGGATGCGATGCCGTCTGCGCCGCGTTCACTTCCGACGAGCCGGTAGTTCCACTTGGCAAACTCCCACCAAACGCAGCTTTGCCGATCTCGCCGCCGATAAGTTTCAGGAAGTTGCCGCCCATCTGTCCGTACTGGTTGGCCTGCTGGTTGTACATGTCGATGAACGGCGTATAGTTCGGCTGACTGCCTGCCGCACTTGAGAACAGACTGTTTGCGAGATTCTGGAGGTAGGTCGCGTTACTCGTCCTCATCCCCTGTTCCGTCTGCGCCAGGTTACCTCGGTTGGTTGCTCGCGCCTGTTGCTGCCAGAGCGGGATGTTCGCGTTTTCCATACCCTGTGTCGATGAGGCCGTGCCTGTCCCCATGAACCCGCGAGCCGCTAGTCCACCAGCCGTCTGCGCACGTATCTGCTGCATCATGCGCTCGGTGTCCACGTCGGACGCGCCCCTGAGCGACTGCATAATCTCGTCAACATCAGGAACTTGCATCCACTGAGGCAGGCCGCCTATATTGCCGCTATAGAGTCGCTGCACCAATTCGAGCATCTGCCGACGTGCAGGGTCCAGTTGAGCCATCGCCTGAAGTTGCTGGTTAGTCAGATCGTTGGCTCTCCTGTTAGCCGCGTCTGCCGCTTGTTTGCCCGGTATCAGCCAATCAAGCATTCCACCCATATCCTGCCTCCTACTCGCCGCCGCCGACGCTCACGGCCCTGATGCCATAGAGCACGACGGTCGCGGTAAACGTTCCAAGAAGTTCTATCTGATATTGCCTCGCTCTGATGCCGCCGGTGTTCGCCCGGACGTAGTACCTGCCGCTGCCGGTCGGGACGGTGAACGTGCCCGACTTGAGCGAACTCGCAGTCTCAGCGTCATAGATCGTCCACGTCACGGTCTGTTGCGCAGACGGCTTGTTGAAACAGAACTCGAAGTCGGTCAGCTTCTCCTTCTCCCAGAAGTCGTCCGTCGAGAAGAATCCCGACTTGTACTTGCAGGCCACGCCGGTTGTCCCAGTCCAGTAGGTCGAGGTCGAGGTCTTCGATTCCAGTCGCCATATCGCGTTGCTGTTGTCGATGTAGACCAGATACTCCGTGAACGGTGTCACGAAGAAGTTCCTTGCGCCGACTGCGTTAGAGGCGTGTTCCCACGTCTTGAACGTACCGGACGGCAGGTGATATGCCAGTGTCAGGGTATTCGATCCGTCCCCTGTATTTGTGGGATAAGACCAGACGAAGAACTCCTTCCACTTCGTACCGACTATACCGGCATAGGTCGGCAGTGTTGACGTGTATGGCGCAGAGAAAGGGCTGGAGTCAATGGGGAACTTCTTGGCGTAGATCGGCATTACAGCGTTGCTCTGGTTGTTTGCCTTGACGACGGGCCCTTCTGAACTCCACCAGCCGATGAGATCGTCCGACCGCACCCCGGAGAAGTACGAGATGCACGAAGACATGAAGCACCCGGTCTGCAAGTTGAAGTTGTCGTGTGTCGTTCCTCTCCACCTGTGACACGCCCCGCGCTTGGTCACAACGAGCAAGCCCGCGTTGACATCGGCGACCGAACTGCTGCCTTCGATGGACATTTGCATAAGCGGATTCGTGACCTGGCCGAAGCGCACGTATCCGCCTTGGAGCGGATCTGCGACTGCCGCAGGCGTCCACTCGTCGGTACTCCATTCCTCCGGGTTGCCATAAGCCGAGAAGAACATAAGGTGAGGCTGACCCGTCGATCCCCACGTATCCCCAGCGGTGTTCAGGTAGCACTCGCCGATCGCATAGAGGTGGCCGTTGTACTCCTGGAGCGCATAGATGTTCGCAGGCGGTTGACTCCGCGTTTCGGTAAGCGCAGTCGTTCCCATCGTCTCGCTGCCGTCTACGATGATCGAGGCAGGGAACGTGAATCCTGCCTGGTCGCGGGCAACCGTCTTGCAGGAATAGTACACGCCGCTTCCGGGTACCGACTCCCGATAAACGACGAGTTGATCTGCCTGCCAGCCACTTCCGGTATTGGGAGAGACGTTGTACCCAGTAATCGTGACCCTCTGTCCGCATCTAACAAGTGATTGAGTATATTGCGTAAGATAAGTTGCGCCGCTTTCCGTACCGAGCGAGGAGTTCTTCAGTACCAGCGCAAAATTGTAGAAATTACCCCAGGCATAGTCGTTCCACACTTCACTTGCGGGAGCAACGTTGTACCCGCCACCGGGAGTAGTCGTATTCACGGCAATAGCAGCGAGATCAGCACCTTTCTTCAGTAGACCCCTGTTGTCACATTCAAGTTGCGGGATGTTCGATCCGTTGAGTTGAGTCGAACCGCCAAAGGTGATCGTGTAGGTTCGGTCACCGGTAAGACTACCCGTATGAGTGACGGTAATACCTCCGGCAGTACCGAGTATGAGGTTCATCCAGGTTTGTATGTAGGAGGAATCTTGATTGAAAGTCCAAGTGGCGACGGGAGCACCATCGAAGAACACACCGAAGCCAGGCAAGTACATATCCCAACTGCCGGAGTCCGCGTCGAACCGTATGGTCTGCACTTCGTTCGTGCCGCTTGCCGTGCTCGTAGCTTCTCCCGTCCATGTTGAGAGCGGAGCTATCCCAACGTTGTGGTATCGCGTGACGATGAACTGAACGTTGTCATGGACTACAAAGTTGGCGGTGATCGGCCCGTTTTGGTCGATAGTAAGCACACCATCGCCGGTAGTGGCTATATTCACTATGCGATATGGCCCGTGCCACTGAATGCCTTCCTCGTTGATGAAGAGTGCGTCACCTTTTGCACAACCGACGAAATCCGCCGTACCCGTTCCTGTCACAGTCGTATTGCCCGTGCAAACAACCGTGCCAGTTATGTAAAAGAATCCATCCCATCTCACAAGCGGTTGAGCATTCGCGCCTCCGGCAGAACTGTAGCCGGTGAAGTACATCGAATCATTCCATGACGTACCGCCTATCAGTTTCCCGGATGCTATCGGCCTGAGATCGGGAGTCCCGCCCGTATACAACCACGCGCCTTGGTAAGTCGTAGTCACATCGTAAGTCGTTCCGCTCACAACGTGCTGACCGAACCAGTTGCATACGGCAGGGACGGTAGACTTATAGGCCGTCCTACCGGACGAACTCCTGAGCGTCCCATCAGTGTGCGAGAACCCCTGGAGGACACTCGCCTCGTTAGGCCCGAGCCGTTCCTCCGGCCCTTTGTTCTCGCCACCGCTAAAGTCGTTTAGGATGAACTTGCGCTTTGCCATTATCGGATGTACCTATGCCCTCGAAGCCCGCGCCTCGTGCGGCATAATCGCCCTGGAGTTGTCGTGTCACCAGGATCGGAGTAGTAAATCGTAATCGGTATCTGATCGACAAGACCGGACACAGTATCGCCTTCATCTACTCCGACCAGATCGGCATGTACCTGAAGGCCCAGGCCGAAGGTAGAACTGTTCAACTGGGTGATAGTTGGAACCACATTCCACTTGTCTGCCGCATCTCCGTAGGTCGCCACCACGTCACTACTCGGCCAGTTGGCACCTATCAGAGCCTTGTTCTCCCCGCCGTCTATGGGTACTCCAGCCAGATACAAAACGACAACGATACTCTCGACGTGCGGTTCACTCGTGTTGCCGATCGTCTGTTCATCGTGCCGCTCAATCCCTGCCGCGATCCCGTTTATGACTTTGCCTGCGGGTATCGTAAACCCGTATCCTGTTGCCAATAGCATTTGGCTAGAGTTCGCGTCACCGTCATACGGGTTCAAGAGTACGCTGGCATATACGTTGTCGCTATCGGTCAACGCTCCCTGTCCGGCAGATAGGTTCCACTCAACTCCGCCACCTGCCAGACTCGCCAATATGGTCGGATATTTCGTCTGTGAATCAGGCATATCATCTCGTGTTAGGTCGGTGTCACGGTTCTAAAGGTCGCAGTACCATCACTCAATCTGAGTACCCCGGCCTCGTGATCGTAGAGTATAGTCCCCTCGTTGCCTGCCGCACCAGTGGGAATATCGGCGGTGTTATAGACGTGTCCATCTCGCCACCGTAGCACCCCGGTCGTGTCCGGTTGCCATATAGTATGCAGATTGGCCGCAGGTATCGCGCCATCGAGACTGGGCGGCGCATCGGGATTGATAGTCAAACCCGAACATACAATCTTCGACGTTGATTCCAACCCTTCAAGCAGATAGAACCGACAGTTGGAGCTTTCATCTGCCCGTAACGTCATAACATTTGGCCCCAAACTCAAGGCAGTAAATCCCTCACACCGAAACGCCTCGATGATCGTGTTGGCATGACCCCGCAGATCAATCCTGTTGCCGGAGAAGTAGAACGACTGTTGAGCAGCCGTATTCCTTGACCGCAGGACGCCGAGCGTCATGAAGTCGGTGTTGGTATCGTTGTACATCCGTATCCTGAACTGGCAACCTACGATAGAAAGCCAGTCGCCGCAACCGACGTTAGTGCCTTGCCGCAACGCCGGGTACGAATCAAAGACAAAGAACTCGTTGTCCTGCGCCCCACCCTTCGAGAGAACCAGATCGTTTATCCAGATGTTCTTGCTACTCAATGCACCCGACCCGGCGATGACACGTACTTTGGTAATACCTGACGCATTGAAAGCCGTTACAGTCGCCTTGATCGGTGTCCATACATTTGCCACTGGCGTTGCCGGAGCGTCGATAGTTCCACCGATAGCCACACCTCCAGCGTAACACTGGAAAAGCACAGCACCACCAGTAGTGATCCAATCTGTCCGAATCCAACCGGTAAGTTGAGTGGCCGCCGTGAGTGTCGCTGCCGCCGTTGCGCTGCACGCGATCTCGGCAATGCTATTGTAAGCGCTCACCGTACCGGTTATCGCCAATTTAGCTGACGAGTCCCACTTGTACCTGTTCGCCGTATCGGTCGTGCAGGTCACGTCTTGGACATCGAGCGAACTCCATGCCGTCTCACCATTTGCTAACATCATGGCACTCTTCGGGACTTCAGAATTGATCGCAAAGTCGCAACCGGAGAACATGGACTCATGCGCGTACCCGTCGATCATATGGTTCGCTCTGTTGGAGTTGAAGTAGCAGGAATGAACATCGACAGCGCCCGAAGTGACTGCGGTATCCGACAATCGAAGCAACATACCCTCGTCCGATTGTGTGAACCCCATGTGCGCAAGTGTGATATTGTCACTGCCGTTGCCTATAGACAAGCAAGGAGTAACCGTGGTCGCCGCCGCCGGTGAACTTCCCTGCGTTATCAAAGTCTGATACATGCCAGCGCCATTAAGTGTCAGACCCTTTGTGTTCGGCGGTATAACCAGGCGTTCCGTGTACGTACCTGGGCCGATGTCAACACATACAGGGTTGGTCATGCTCGGACTCAACGCCACAGCCGCGTTGATGCCCGCCTGCGCTAGAGTGAACATCGCGCCCGATGTGCCGACTGTAACTATTCGGGCGTCTCGGCCTGCGTCTGGTGATCGTGAGTTTTGCATGATAGACCTCGCTATGCGTGTGGATTGTATCCTATTGCGATAAACTGTTCGCGCTCGCGTTGCATCCCGTCAAGGTATGCCAACAACGACTTCACTCCACCCCAAAACGCCTGATTGTTCGCGTTTGCTCTGGCTTCCTGGCTCTGGTCGTAGATGTCGGCCAACTGCGCCATCGCTGCCATACCGTGCGCCTGTACCCGGTGGAACTGGTTCGGCAGTCCGTAGGTCGAAGGATCGTCGGCATCGAGCGTGTAGTCGGCAGGGAGCGTGCCGGCCCGGAAAAACACCGTCTTGGCTTCAGTCGGCACAGGGTAGAAGATGACCGACGGATGCGAGATGATGTAGTCGGTCGGCGTCGAATCGCCCGGCGCATTACCCGCCGTGAGTTCATCTGCGGATATTGTCGCAATCGTCTGGTTGCCTGACGCTTCCCGGATCGTAACATCGCCCGCGCAGACGGCGGAGAGAACGAAGTAGTGCATGTAGCCCCAGTTGACCTTCGTGGTCGCTTTCTGGCTCGTTCCAGTAAGGGTAACCGTCTCTGTAGCCACAGTATTCGTGCCGGTAGTCGTGCCATAGAGCGTGAGCGTCTGCGTAGTATCGCTGGCGCTGGAACTCAAGACCTCGATGCCGTCGTTCTGCGGCTGGTTGGGGAATCCATACTCCCAGTACCAACCGGGGTTGTTGTCATCCATGTAGATGATGTCCCTGGGTACGAGCGGCTGGCCGTCGAGCGTGGCGTTCAGGATACCCCAGCAGAGCGTAGACGGGAGAGCATACGTCTGAATGTACTGACTGATCGGTATGGCGTGTCGGGTGACATAGTACCCCGTCTCTTGCGCGAGAACGTCCTTGATGTAGTTCTGCGCCTCAAGCCACCATGCGACCGAGAACTTGCCGCTAGACGGGTTGTTCAACTCGTCACACATATCCATCGCCATTTGTCGGATCGTGCCAACGTTCATGTCGTCACCTTAGCCGTAGAGTGCAACGTCGATGCGGTCGTTCGCGCCAGCCGCCGTGAGAGTCGTGCCGTTGTAGCAACTCCAGAGGAGATACCTCTGGCGATGACCCATCACGATCTCGTCCGCGCCCTTGTCAGTGAGTTCGAGTGTCCCGGCATTGACGATGCCGTAGAGTCCGGCTGATACCTGGTTGGCCGCAGCTTCTACATCGCCGACGAGGAGCTTCTTGACCCTCGTGAAGTTCGTGGTCGTATAGAGTGCAGTCGTTCCGGTGAGTGCAATGGCTTCGCCAGTGTCCCCGGAGCTTGACGTTTCCCCCCAGACGCCGACATAGGCAGTTGAAGCGCCCTCGCAGTCCAGGAGCACCGGCAGGCCGTATGCACCGTGCCTGGCAGCAGGCACATCATAGACGCCTGCGCTTGTCGCAGCCGCCGCGATCTGCCCAACAGTCGCGTTCCCACTGGCCTCGCGCACTGTGATTGTGCCGACAGCCGCAGCCGACAATTCCAAGCCGAGTACGAGGTCGAAGTTCAGCGTGGCAAGCGGATAGTCGAAGTATACGTCTACCGCCGTCGTGCCTTGGAGTACAACGTCGATCTTCTTGACCGTGAACTTCGTATCTTCGACCCCGTAGATACTGAGTACCTTGCCAATGTCCAAGTTGCTGCTAGACAGCACTTCGAGGTGGTCGGCTGATAACCCCGTCTGATCGAAGCCCGCGCCGTCCTGGTCGCTGGCAAACTTCGTGAGCGACGCCGTGGAGAATACCGCCGTACTGTCGCCCTTGCACGGTTGCAGGTAGACCTTGTACCCGGCATTAGTCGCCAAGTCCACCTGCGGGATGATCTTGCCCCACGGGTTTGCGCCAAGATCGTAGATACCCTGGCTCGCGCCGTTCAGGGGTATTGTGACCTGCCCTGCATAGTTGTAAGTTCGTGACATGATTTGCCTCCGTTATGGCAAACGCCTGGTCGTCCGTCTATACGGCAGGTCGTTTGGTTGATCGTAACACTTCGGGCAGCGGAGTCCGCCGCCCCGCGATCGGAGTTTAGCAAGCTCCCAGACTTCGTTGCACATACTGCATTCTCGCAACTTGACTCCGGGTTTAGGGACTCCGCGCCTTCTCATGGTCTTGCCTACTTGTCCTCGATGAACCGCTCCCAGAGTGGCAGATAGTCCACCGTGACCTTCTTCTCGTCGTCCATCTTCTTCAGTTGGCCGACAATGATCTCGGTTGCCAGTTCACCGACTTCGATCTCCGAACCCTCGCCATCGGCATCGGGATTCCACTTCACCTGCTGATCCTCGGTAACGAGTTTCAGCCGCTTGACCTCATCCTCGTTGAACAGAAGTCGGTCGCGCAGTTGCGAGATCGTCTTCATCGTGCGGAAGTCGCCCTCCGCAGGCAGGATGTTCACCAGCCGAATCCGCTCAAGTACAGTCAGTTTCACGTTCGCTCCTCCTCTGAATGGTTGGGCGTGTTTTCAAAAGCGGCACACGCCCCGAAGCCGATAGTGATTACGTAGGTAGTACGTTGAGTATTGGAATGTATCCCGTTCCCCCGGTTGGAGTCTTAACCCTAAGAACGTAACAGAGTGAACCACCCGCAGCGATGTCCACACTATTCGCCTCATACCAACCCGGTGTACCATCTGCAACACCAAAGTCCAGGAAGTTGGTGGCGTTGGCCGTGACCGAAAGAACCGCCTTCGGCTTGAACCCAGACGGTGTGCAAGTTACTCGGATACAGTCGATCATCGTAGGAGCAGCCGACTTCGCAGAAGCGTTGGCCGCAGCACCCATATCGACCCACAGACCGGCTATCTGAGCCGCCGTGTACACACCTGCGCTCAGATCGAGTTGCGCATACACGCCGGTCGCCCAGTTTGCGGCATCGTTCATCGTGCCTGTGCAGATGAACTTGCCCTGAGTACCATACATGTAGGCACTCGCACTGCCGGTAGTCGTACCGGAGAGCGTCACCAGTCCGCGAACACCGGTCAGCAACGGATTGGTCATATTCGTGCCGGATGCCGTGACCTGCCCGATCAAGGCACGAACCGTTCCGGTCGTCACCTCCGTAGCAGATGTCGCAGTCAGAGCACCAGCGCACGTAACCGCTCCGGTTACGTCTAACGCGCCGGTCGCCTTGATAGTCGTGCCGGTCAGGTTGATAGTACCGTTAGTCAGGTTGTCGATGGTTTCGCCCTGCGACAACCGAATATCGGCGGTTCCCATATTCGTGCCGACAGCAGACATATCCAGACCATAGGCCCAGGCTGCATTGCCGCCACTGATGCTGGTTGCACTCAGATAGAAACCGGCATCCAGTGTCCGGCAAGCCAACCCCTGCTGTTCGTGATCGACCCACACGCCATACCCGTTGGTAATGTCGCCGCAGACATCAGTACCAGAACCGGTACTCGACCCGATCTTGAGTCGAATGCCCATTAGGTTAGTGATGTCTGTCTTGTAGGTCGCACCGATTGCGGTGTTCCCGGTGACGATCTCGATGCCCCTAACGTCCGTCCAGGTCTTGTCCGCAGCCGTCGGAGTCTTGCACACGGTACCGCAGTAGATACCGCGCACTATGCTCACGTTGAAACCGGCGGTGGTATTGCCAGCAAGGAAGTAACCTCCTATGGCCTTGCCACTAGCCGAGTCCACGTCTATGCGAGCGTTGCCTCTTACGGCAGTGAGATCGTTCGCCGTGGCGAGCGTCGTCTGGTTGACGTTGCTGTAGATGCCTTTCAAGTCGGCATCAGTCGTGCCGGTCACGGTGAACGTATTCACTGCTGTAAAGGCGTTCGCCAGTCCCAGACCCGGCAGAGTGCATGTAGCACTCGGCAGGGTAATCACGGCAGCCGCAACGTTCTGGTTCTGGATGGTTGTCGCCGCATTGCCGGTAGCAAGTGGCTGAATGACGATCCCGCCAGACACCGAACCGTTGAAGGAGTTCGTTGCGCCAGTCCAGGTGTTGGCTAACTCCAACCCCGGCAACGTCGAGGTCGCACTCGGAAGAGTGATAACCTTCGCGCTTCCGCCTGACTGGTTCTGGATCGTCGTAGCATTCGTACCAGCCGCTATCGGAGTGATAGCGATGCTGCCACTGGTGCCACCGTAGACGGTGATTCCCCCTTGGATCGCGCTGGTCTTGCCGGAAACAATCGTGCTTTCCGTCACGATAGCGCCGTTAGTCGAGAGTGCGCCTGTTGCGGCTACCGTCAGTCCACTACCGGACGCAGTAGTAAACCCGCCGCCAACATCGAGCGATGCGAGCGTCGAGTTCCCGGTCACGTCGAGGATACCGGTCACGCGGACGGTCGTCTCCGTGATGTTGCAGATAGCGAGATCGGTGTTGTTGTCGATAGTCGCCCCACCATGGAGCGTGAGGATACCGGTAATATCCGCCACAACAAACGAGTCGGTGTCCACAGAGAATCCACCATTCAGGTTCATCGCGGCGAACGTGTTGGTGCCAGTCCAGGTGTTGTCCAGACCGAGGCCCGGCAACGTGCAGGTGGCGGAAGGGAGCGTGATGATCTTGGCACTCCCGCCCGACTGGTTCTGGATGGTGGTAGTATTCGTGCCTGCGGCAATCGGAGTGATTGTAATTCCGCCACTCGTTACACCAGTGATTTCAAGCGAACCAGTGACTCCACCAAGCGCACCAGAGATGATACCCTGCGAAACCTGGATGTTATCAACGATGAGTTGACCTTCGTTGCTCATCTGTAATTTGACATTCGCGCCGCCAGTATCATAGACAGTCAAGACCGGGTCTCCGGCCTGACTGCCCTGTGAGGCAAGCGGAACGATTGCCAGCGCAGACATATTGCGATGATGTTTCTTTGGGTCTAGTGTCATTTGCGTTTCCTCCTGTTTTCCGTGGGGGTGGCGAGTCCACCCCCACTGTTTGCCTTACTAGATGCCAACAGACCCATCGACCCCGTAAGGAGTCGGCTGATAGATACCGGCCCTGAATCTGCCGGAATACCGGCGGTCGCCGGTCTCGAACACGTTGTCGCGGTCGAACGACGGCTTGATGCGCCATACCCAGGTCAGGGTGTGACCCTTCATGCCGAACTCCTTGGCCTTATCTGCCAGGATGAACCACGAGTCCGGGTCAGTCAGTCGCGTCCACTGGATGACCTTCGTGAACATCTTGTTGAGCACGTTGGGTGTATTCGAGTCACCCAATGCCGGGGTAGTCGACGTGTTGATTAACTGGTTGGCCATGAACATATAGTCCAGGGGTACAACCAGTGTAGTCGGCGTCTGTTCCCACGGGAATCCGCGCTGGTTCGTGCTCTTGCGCATACGAATGACAGACGCTTCGAGAGGAGCCTGGTCGAGATCGACCTGTGTGCTCGGAGTGTTCACAAAGACGCCGCCAGCCGCAAGCGGATGCAGTAGTGAGAGCATCGCTAGTCCGTCGCCGCCGCTCTGCCACGGCGAGAATGAGCCGCCCGCTGTGGTCGCATTGTTGAACGGAAGCGCCGCGAGGTATTCCTGAGTCTCACGGCAGGAGTTGGCGTGTGCCGCAGCCAACTTCCCGGCCAGGATGCCGGTAGGATCGTCTTCTACGGCGATCTCAGAGATGGTGTAGCCGAGTTTGTACTGATACGGCGTGCAGGTCGTGTCAAGACCCTGCAAGATCGTATCGTACTGGAACGGCTGACTCTCGCCGGACTCAGCCCATCGCCCGAATCCACTGTGGAAACTGGTGCGGGTGTCTTCGGTAGTGATCGAGTCCATGCGGTATATCTGCTCGAACTCATGCGGCTCTTCGGTATACCCGTCGAGCCAGTGTTTCTTGATACGCAGGTCAAAAAGGTCGGAATGACCTGCTTTCTGAATTAGTGTAGTTGCCATAACAGGTCACCTCCTATCCTTCCAGTTGAGTGTTGATGTTGAATGCGGTCGCCGTGCCCGACGTATAGCGATACGGCGGGAACTTGACCTTGACGCGGGTGTATGTGTTCGTGACATCCCGAAGGTTGTCCGGGTCCATATCCACGCCAGTCACAACTACGCGAGCCTGCGTCTGAGCATCTGCATTGACGGCAGCGCAGTACATGGTCGAAGCGTCCGGCTGCGTGACCGTCATCGCAATGACGTTCAAGACCTTGCCGACGAGCTTTGCGGCATCGTCCGGGTTCGTACTCGCTGCCGAAGCGGCGTATAGCGACATAATGTACTCCACTCCGGGGTAGATCGGCATGATGCGGATCTGCGTGTTGCCGGTAGTGACGTTAGACCCGTTCGTGAGTGCCATCCCTGCCACTACTTCCGTGCCGGTGCCGTCGTCTGTGATAGCCGTGACCGCGCCAGCGTTCAGGTAGACGAAATCGCCTGCTTTGAACGACTGGGAGTTGGCTTCCAGATAGGGGACACCGGTATACGGGTTGAGTAGTTCAGGACAGTTCCTCATGGGGTCAGGGGTAGCCTGATAACACTGGACGAACGGTTGTGCCACAGTACTAGCCGTGATGTTGAGTGCTGTTCTAGCCATGTTTCTGTCACCTTCTTTCGAGTGATTGGTACTTCATCACCCATCGCGGTAACAGGGCGACTACGGCGACCGGCTACTTGGCTCTTGCGAGGGTAGCTTGTCCCGCGTCCACTTGGCTGTGTGCGAGGGAGTCGGGCCGGTCGTCGCTTGGCGTCAGAGGTTGACGGGCAGACCGGCCCATATCGTATTCAGTTGTCAATCATCGCTTGGCCCTTGCGGGGGCGATGTTATCTGTCATCTCCCGGCCCGACATCAGGCGATACGGTAAACGAATCGCCGGGGACGGGTTCAAACTCTTGTGTTACTCCACGGATATGGCCTTCGCTGGCCTCCTCAAGGTCATAGGTGGCCTGTTCCTTGCGTTGCCCAAGGTATCGGTCGATGTCTTGCGACGCCCGCTTATCCTTGACCGCCTGTGCGTCAAGTTCACGAGAACGGCAGAGCAGGAACATGCCGACATGCCAAACCCTGTCGTCCACGTTCTCGCCGAATGCGTTGGGACAGTACACCATCTTTGCCTTCTTGCTGACGGGTCGCCAACCTTGGCCCTGGTTTCTGGCAAGCATCGTCGGATGCTTGCTGCCCCACTTGAATACATATTCGTCGGCGACACCCTTCACGAGAAACTTGACGATCTCTTCCGGCACAGGTTGATGGTTCGGATGGCGCGGCCACTTGGCATAGGGTCTGCGAACACCGTCAGGCCATAACCACGTCTTATCACCGGAGTAGACTTCAACGATCTCACCGTCGTTCGTCTTCGCCAGAACGATACTGAAATCGTCGGGATCGAGTCGTTGTCTTGCTCGGATGACCTCCGGCTTGTCTCTCTGTATCTTCGGTCTCGGTAACGGCATTACTTGTCTCCTCCCGTCTTGACTACTGCGGGTTTCCCGTAAAGTTCAGCCACCTCGTCTTCGGTATAGTTGTTAGCCTTCATAAAGGCAAGTATGTTCGCCTTTTCGTCAGGAGGCCACTCATACTTTAGTCCACTTCCACTCGGCACTGTCCCTCCGCCCGACAACTGCGACTGCGCCAATCGTGCGGTTCGCTCCTCCGGCGTCTCAGTCGGTTGCTGTGGAGTCGTAACCCTGCGGCCGCGTTCCGCGAATACCAGGTCTTCGAGCCACTGTGGACACTGTGAGTACGCCTGCGCAACAGTCAGGTTGTAGCCCCTAAGCCGAGACTGAACGCCAGCGCCGATCTCCGGCCAGTCGGAATACTTCGCGGCTATTCCAGTGACAGCCGCCTGCTCCATGACGGGAACGTACGGGCCGATGAACTTCTGGACTTCCGCGAGCGTATCCTGTCTCGTCTTATCGGCGACCTGCGCGACATACTTCTTGAGCGCGTCGGGATCGTTTATCAGATCGTAGGGGTCCGGCTCGACCTCCGGTTCGGGTTCAGGCGCTTCCGGCATCTGCTGTTGATACCCGTCACGCCTCGCAAACTGGAATGTACCATCCTCCTGTTCGACCGCCTGGACTCCATTGGCCTCCAAGAACTGCTTGTATGCCTGCGCCTCCTTACTCGCTTTCTCCAACCTGCCTACAGTTGAGACGAGATCACCATGAGCCTCTATCTGCTCTGGCTGCTGCTCGACTGGCTCTTCCTCGATCTCCTCTTCGACTACTTCCGGCTCATCAGCCATTCGACTTTTCCTCCTCGTGTTCTCTCAGAAACTCTCTTGCGACTTCCGGGATGATGTCCAGGACGAACCTGCACGCCTCGATAAAGCCCTGCATGAACGTCTGTCTTGCCGCCCATCCGTCTAACTGTTCGCCTGGTATCGGCGGGTGCATCATACTCGCGGCCTTAGACTGGGCCTCCTTGCCCGCCTGGTGGCATAACTGGTCCCATCCCTTGGACTCCACCAGACCCAGTAGCTGACGCGCCGCCTCCACCTTGCGGGCTAACTCCTCCTCCGGGGTTCTGTCCGGGGATTTCGGTGGGACCAACTGGAACCGGGGCAGGGAAGATTCCCTGTTTGGCGAGTTCTTCCTGGACGACCTTGGCTGCGACCTGTGGAGCCATCCCCACAATAATCGGCAGACACTCTTCCAACGATTCTGGTTCACTACCTATCAACTCCTCCGGGTCTTTGTAACCCATAGCAAGTGTAATATCACGGTAAACGCGCACTAACCGTTGTGTCTTCGTGATAGCGGTTTCAACCGTATCACCGAGTGAATACTGGTTGACCGGACTCATAATCAAAAGCTGCAGGGTAGCCTCTGCTCGCCGTAACCGAACCTCCGCACTCCCTTGCTTACTTGCACCGTGAAGATGGAACGTGTACTTGCCTCTGAACCACTCCGGTAACGCCTCCGGCCAGTCGTTCCTACCACCCTTCTTGACCTTGAAAGCAACCGGTCGATCCTGCGGCATGTTCTTCTGGAACAGTTTCCAGAGTTTAGTAGCGAATCCGGCCAGTCCATCTCCATCGCTCATGCCGATCTCGAAGATACCAACCTGATCGGATGCAGCCTGTTCGCCCTCCTGGAACAGGATGTTGACCTCGAACTTCGTGCGCTGCTTATCATCGCCTCTAGTGGTGGCATCCGAAACATGAGAGAGCCGTTCGCCGTACTGCCGTACAGTCTCCAACTGCCCGAACGACGCGCCGACAGCCGCGAGTGAACCACTGCCGATGTTCACGGGGCCGATCTCGTTGACGTTGCCGGTGATGAGTCCCAGTGGCGAGAACTTGAACTTCTTGCGGGCGAAGTCACTCCCAGGTGGCACAACGAGAGTCGGCAGGATATTGACCGTCACGGCGTCAGCGCCCTGGCTGAATGTGGCGTCAGTGAACTTCTGGAGATGCGAGAGTCCGGCGGCGGCTGGTCGGCCCCACATGCTGTTCGCCTGCGGATTCCAGATGAGCAAGCTGAACATGCAGTGATCGTAGACCTGATCGTAGGGCGCACAACGCAATACGACGGTCTGCCCGTCATCCTGCGGGTAGAACGCAAGGATCATCCACTTGGTTTCGTCGTCATCATCCGGTCGCTTCCACGTGAAGAATCCCTCGTAACAGTTGAATTCGGCGTCCCACAACTCGGACGGCTCCCACTCGGTGATACCAAGAGCCTCCTGCCCCGGTGATACGCCCTCTGACTGCGCCCATAGGCCCTTCAGTTGATCTCTGGCACTCTCGATGATCTGCTTGTTGTTCTTGATCTCTGACCAGGTGACTGTAGTACGCCTGAATGCGCCTCTCGCACGCTCAAAAGACGGCGCAGTGTAGGGTATCAGCATCATGTCTTCGGTGATAACGAGCGTACAATCGGGTTTCCAGTCTAGTTCATCGAGGGAAAGAGGGGAGGGAGGCATGGACGATATGCCTTGAAGATTTCCTGTGGGCAATTGCGGGAGTGTCTTACCCATAGCCTTCACTCCATCAGGCAACCACGCCTGCCCTGTGAGCATGGACTCCCGAATTCCCATTGTGGCGGTCGTCTTGAACCTCATGCGCTCGATATTCGCCTGCATGAACTGTTCTACACCCTGGACGTACTGCTCGGAGTCGGCATCATCGGCTTCGGCGGTGAAAATAGGCGAATCTCCGACTGCTTGAGCGGCAATCTTGGTCGATGCGGTGTTGATGAAGTTTTCAAGTTGAGGAATGTGGACATTAGCCATCCACGGTTCGGGTTTCGGCGGGAGAATGCCGTTGTAGAGGTCACGATAACCCTTGATCTGCTCCAGATGCTCGCTTGCCTGCTGCCGAGAACGCTGGAACGCTCTGGTGAGGTCGGTATTCAGTTGCGCGAGATCACTTTCACTGAGTTGTACAGACATCTTAGTCCTCAACTAGACACAAAACCTGTTCGTTTCGGCACTGAGCGACCATCGAACCGTCCTCAAGGTCGTACTGGTGGCCCGTAGGCCGAGATATAAGCACCGTGTCGCCCACGCCGAACCCCGGATCGTGCTTGTACGGGCCGAGTTTCAGAACGTTGCCGATGGGTTGCCACGGTCGAGCGTTGTCAGGGTAGAGTATCAGTCCACTCTCACTGTGAGTAGCAGCCGCAGAACACCGAATGAAACAGGTGTCGGCCTTCGGGTCGAAACCGAGTAGAGTGTCCAGTGTCATTTCTTAGCCTTCTTGCGCTTCCTGGCAGGTTTGCCGGTGGGTCGCCAGTCGCTATGCTCGACGGCGTTCAGCAGGTTGCACTGCTTCTCCGCGTTCGCCTTGGTCATGTGACGACCCTTGACGCCATGCGGAGTCCTGTTCTCGTAGCTGTCACCCTTGATCTTGCGCATCTTTACCGGCATGTCAGACCTCCCCGACCACCCTAATTAGTTAAGGTGCTTAACAGTTGCCAAAGTCTCAGTCTCTTGCGTACCTTCAACATGAATAGTTAAGGTACTTAAGTATTTCGGCGGACGGGAGACTTAACGCTCTCCCCATCTTATAGGGATCACGCTTAGAGCGGTCGTGCGTCCGCCGAAATCTGTACCAACACACCAAACAGTGACTCAGGACAGCTAGGCCATAGTCTGATACCAGGTTCCGATCTGTTTCCAGAGTTTCACCCGTGGGATAGGCAGCAAGTCCCTACCTCTGGGAGGAAGATTCCTCACGCAGAGGCCGTTAGTCTCCGCGACCGCTCTAAGTCTTCATCGAGTCATAATGTCCACCCATGCCGGATTGTCCTCTCCGACGTTCGCGGGTTACGCGAGGTCGTCGGTTCAGTGAAAAACCTTCAATTGCCAGACTAGCACTCTATATGCAAACTGTCAATCAATCTTTTGAGGGCACGCTCGGTTCAACCTCCTGCGTTTTAAGGGGCACCCCCAACCATTCCGCCAGACAACTCCCAAGACGAGCGCGTATAGTCATGTACTCCTCTAGATGATGCCACTCTCTATCTATCTCCACCGTCCATGGTACACGCACTATCAGAGCGCGGTTATCCACAGGCGGGAGTGGAGGAACATTTAGCGTCGGACACTCACAAACCCACGCACCCTCTTCCCTGCTCCACTCCAAAACCTCCTTGCACGTTTCGCCAGCGAGAATCCAACCGGTGATATTCACAAGGGCTTCTTGTAGTTTCTTCGGCTCTGGGAGTTCGGTGGTCTTCCAGCGCCCAGCGTAAACCTTGGGAATTACCGTCTCAACTTCTTCTTCGGGCACTGCGATATTATCTGGTTGGCTGTCGTGAACCCATACACCAAACCCCGTAGCAACAGAGAACCGGGTTTCATACGATGACATATTCAGTTTCGGCACGTCCTTAAGTGACTCTATGACCTCTTTTATCACATTAAGATATTGCAGAACTATTGGGTCTTGCTCTAGTTTGATTAGCATTTCATTCCTCCCCAAACCCAAGCCTCTCCCGGAACTCCTTGAACGTAAACACCTTGGATTCGCCGATCATCTACCAGTCCATTTCCAAGTAGGATAATCGACAATACCCATCTCGGTTTTGACTTCTTCTATACACTGGTTAACCCTTGGAACTTCCACCTTTCGGTTTCCAGGGTCGCCTAATCGCGCATATTCTTCAGTGATTCGCTCAACTCTAACCCCCTTCCGGCTGAGTCTATCAAGAAGTTCCTCGGCCTGTTCCTTGCGCTCGTCCGTATTCATATCTTTCCCTCCGCATCGTACAACATGCTCCTCCCCCTAGTAATACTTGCTCACCCGGTTCTGCTCGATCGCGTATTCGGGTTCGTCACTCACCTTTTCGTCGGTCTGACTGAACGCGAACACACTGCCGAGCCAATACTCGACTGACTCCATGATGTGACTCCAGGCGTTCTTATCGGGTTGGTCGATGATCCTGTTCTCGTCATCGCCGACCTGTTTCCACTTGTACTGGCCGTCAAGCGCCTCCACAATCATGGTACACGACGGCGAAACCATGAACTTCGGCTCACCGCCTACCATGCCGGACAATACCTCGCGTGTCGCCTTCTTGCGGGCCTCACTGGATACCGGCCCTGGAATGATCGGCACGCCTGGGAATACCTTCGCCAGCGCATCAAAGCACGTTCTCTCGTCCGTCTGACTGCGCGTGTTGCCCGCAGGATCGGCATAGATGGCCTCGATGACGTACTTGGGATAGTGGCGGTTCTTGTGGAGCTTGACCACCTCTGCCAACTGCTCGATGCCTTGAGTCTGGATCGTGTTCCGACCGTTCCACGTAACCTGCTCGTGAAACACCATTGCGCGGCCTGTAGGAGTCACGAATCCCCATGCACACGCGGGAGTCAGGCCGAAGTCAAACATCAGGTGCAGTGGAACGGTTTCCACTGGGTAGAACGGCTTCTTGGAAACGTGAACCTCGCGGCGGAACTCGGTCGAATATATCCCGACGCCACTTGCTACCGTCCAGTCGATCTCCATCTCTCTGCGCCACGAGCGGCCAGTCCTGCCGCCAACCATGCCGATAGCGAGTCTGTCTAAGACCTCTTCCTCACGCTTCATGGCGTCGGCAGTGTAGTGGACGCGGAAGACGTGAATTCCACTCTTGGTTGTGCGCTCTTCAACGCCGGTCATCTACCAGTCCATTTCCAAGTAGGATAATCGACAATACCCATCTCGGTTTTGACTTCTTCTATACACTGGTTAACCCTTGGAACTTCCACTGTTCGGTTTCCAGGGTCGCCTAATCGCGCATATTCTTCAGTGATTCGCTCAACTCGAACCCCCTTCCGGCTAAGTCTATCAAGAAGTTCCTCGGCCTGTTCCTTGCGCTGACTATCGTCTGTATTCATATCTTCCCCTCCGCATTGGTTGTACGCTCTTCGAGGCCGATCAACGAACCTCCTCCATGATGTCGGCGTATAGTGACAATTCCTCCGCCAAGTGTTTGAGGGAAGACTTGCTTAGTCCGATACTCTTGCCCCCAACGCCACAGGTAAGAATTATCGACTGTCCCCCTGGGGGAATTGCTAGATAAAGAATATCTGCATCTTCCAGTAATTGAACCACTTTGCCGGAATACCTTATCAACTCGGTCATGTCTTTCCCTCCGCATCATACAGCAGATCATGCGCAAACGCCCCTAGTTCAGCTGTACAGATAATGTCCACGTGTCCGCCGCCCTGGATTGTCGGCTGAATGTTGCGCCAACTCTCTTCTTGCCACTGCCAGCGCGGGAACTCGTCCATCAGGACGTTCGAGAACGTGAACTCCTGCATCTGCGCCTCGCCGGATGCTACCGCCATGATATTACTACCCGTCTCCTCGCAGCGAACCGTCTTCCAGCCCAACCCCTGTTTAGCCTCGAAGATCACGGGTGTCTTGTTCGGCCATATCGGTTCTTTGAACTGTTCTAACCACTTCTGATTCGGCGCTGAGTATCGCAGACTGTTGTAAACGGCATCGGACACAGGCGGGATATGGTCATAGATGAACTGCATCCTGTGACCACCAAGTAGATAGGCCGACTTCTCCAGTTTGTCGGATGCCACAGCGTTCGTATGCGTCGGGTTGCGCATAATATCATCCAGGTAGACCGCCACTGCCCACCAGGTTATGAGCATCCTGCGGCTTTTCTCGATGGCGTTGACGATGTTGTCGAGCCGATGGTCGGTCAAGTGCTTCAGGTAAGCGAATCGCGGCTCGCCATTGTGCAGCACGTCCAAACCGGGGAACTTGCGGATTCGACCACCAGCTTCGTCACGAGTCCATACGGCACGACTGAGGAAATCCCAAGTGTCAGCAAATGGCGACTTCCCAGAACGCGCCATCCCCTTCGCCAGCGTCGCCTCCACCAACCGCCAGCCCGCCTGCTCGACCTGCGCTTCGACTGTGCCGGGTGTGGGCGTCATGGGTGTGCGTTCTCTTTCCGTATCCACTCTTCGACACATGAGGTTGAACAGAACCAGTATTCCTCAACAGGTCGAACTCTGACTAGCACCCAGCTGAGAGGATGGTAAGTGGCAGCCGTTTCCCTGCTCGGCATGTTACCTTCTTCGTCATGCTGGCAATTCTGACACGTCCAGCGAACGTACATCCCGCTACCCCTCCCCCTTCGGTGTTAGTAGATAGTCCCTCTGTACACGCAGTTAGGACACCTTACCAGTCGTTGTGGCGGGTTACTCAGTAGAGCCATCTGGTTGTTCACATGTAACTGAGTGCCACAGTCAGGACAACTCAGCCCGACCTCTGACCATTCGGTGGGACTGACATAAGTCCTGAAGAACTCATCGTTATGTTGCTTGGGTGTTGGTAATGCCATCCCGACCTACCCCTCTCTCTTCGTCTCCGGCTGCCTCGATTGTGGAGGTCGTGGGGGTCATGAGTCTGCTATTTCTCCCTCGACCCCATGGCATTGGTCGAGATCGACAGACACTCGCTGCCTGAATACAAACCCATCAGGGGTTGCCTCCATCAGTACGTTCGGGTCAACCGGCTCGGCTAGTAACTCCTCGAAGTCCTCCCATGTTGGGTTATCTCTGGTCATCTCCCCCTACCCCTCCCCCTTCGGCGCGTTCGGGCCGTATCCCAGCCACTTCACGAGACACTTGACTGAGCAGAACCATCGCTCGTCGTTTGGTGAGATCCGAAAGGAAACCCACGGAAGCGGATGGTATCCTGCCACCATAGACTGATCTGGAAACGTCTCTACGTGTTGATTTCCACAAGGACACGTCCATGTCATACTGAACCGTGCGTATGCAGGCTGAGACGTAAATTCCACGTACTCGGGGTGCAGTCGGCAGTCGGGTGTGCAGCGCGACGCTTGCGCCTCCTTGGGTCTGCCGGCAGCGCCTTTCGTACAGAAGCCCGCGTCAGTCATGTAGCCACAAGGAGCCCTTACGATCCCCGCCGCGACCGCCCCCAGCGCCTCCGAGTGGCTGGCCTGCGCCTTGTAGTGCTCTGGTGTCCCGTTCTCGATAGCCTGAATGCGGCGCAGGAGTCCCCGGCAGAGTTCGGTGAGTTCCTTCGTCCGCTCTTCTAGTCGTTCGATCTTTGCCAGGTACTTGCCGAGCAGACCAGCATCCCCCTTAGAACTTGCTTCGAGGACGGAGAGACGGTCGGCGGCGGGTGACGATTGTGGCTGCCAGAACGGATGACCGTTTTGCTCAGCGCCATCAGTTCCCATGCACTCCACGCAGGGTAACTCGTGAGGCTTTCCGCCTGAGTAGAGACAGTCAGCACATGCGTGGTCAGCCTCTGCCATCTCGCGGAACGCCTTCTCGTTCTCGTCGGCGATGTCCGTTGCCATCTCGCGCAGATCAGGGGTCGGGTTGTTGGCTGTGTCCGTACTGGGGAACTGAGTCGCCGCCTGCCTACGCCGTTCGATGTCCTCTAGCGCGCGAATCTCGGAGAAAGACTCTCTAGCCTCGTGCTCTCGCTCCCAAACGTCGAGGGCCTCCATGCAAAGATTTCCCTCGTTACCCAGTGACCCATCCGAAACTGAGTTCAACCACTCCCGCGCCTCGTCCGCTCGCTCCTTCGGTGTTCGGTCGGTCATATCACTCCTCGCTTTCCTCCAGATTCGGCGCTACAAGCCGCTCGTGGTTCTCCAGCACGATCAGCCGCTCGTTCAGCCCGTGCGTGCGGGTCCAGAGCGTGAAGAGCAACTGAGCGTGCTCTCTGAGAAAGCCAACACATGTCTGTACCTGATGTGCCGTGAACGGATACTCCCGCGCAAACTCAGCCCATAACGGATGATTCTCCATGATCTCCTCCCTCCACCAGCGATACCCACCAGCGAAACACCTCGGGGTTGTCGCGCCATACCATGACGAGACCCTCTCCGCAGACATGTGCTAGATGTTCGTTATTGAATCCATCGTGTATACCTGGATAAAAATGGCAATGGATAGCGTGCGCAATCTCATGGCCGAACGTACAGGCCATCCGATCTGGCTTATCCGCAGCCTTAACGCAAATGATCTGCTCATCGCTCAGACAATCGCCATGAGACTCGGTAAGCGCACAATCAACTGTGTCCTTCCACCTGATCTCGTAGTCCAGCGCCCCTATGCGGATGCGCGTCGGCCTAGTCATGCGCCTTCCCCCATCACGAGCACGGCAATACCCAAGAGTGCCAAGTGCATCGTCTGGTCTACCGCCACTGCGACCACGAAGGTTCGCACTGTATCGCCACTGGTGGTCGTCTTTATATGACTCATCCACCACTGAACGGGTTTACGAGTGTCTATCAGTGCGTGCAGTATGGCTAGTATGCAGGCTATCGCGACACCACGCATGGACATACCGAATACGACTACCATGCAGGCGTAGTAGATGAGCGCATGAACGTAGGCAGCGGAATGCTTGAGACTGATCTTGTTGACTGCCATCCAGTCGTTTTGCAGTAACCAGTCGGCCACAGAGTGCATGACTACCGCGTAACCTAACACTAGCGCTTCCCCCTCCCGAACGCCTTGCAGCGTCCGTCGTCCCCAAGGATCGGTCGCCAGTCCGAGGCGTACACCTGGGTTTTCGTGCCGTTCCGGCGGACGTTGACCTGCTTCACGTTGTTGAACACGCGGCAGCGAGTCGGGAGCGGCTGCTTGGCTCGATAGCTCGGACACTCCAGGCAATAGAGAGGCCAGCGGTCGGGGAGCGTGGTTGCTGGGTCAGTCATATACTCAGTCGTCATACTCCTCCCTCTCGATCATCTTACCCATCTGCGTGACTGCATCGAACCGAACCCTATGAGCGATCATCGGCCCGAGGTACGCAGGATGTGGCTTGATCTTGCCTGTTGCTACGAGATCATCGTACTCGGCGGCTGTCAGTTTGTCGCTGCCGTACAACACGTCCGCCGCCGTCCGTCCTGGGTTGCCGTTCCCGACTCGCCCGCCTGCCGAACCCTGCGCCGAATACAGAGCCTTAAGCCACTCCCAATCGGGATGTACATGCCGAGGGGTGCTGCCCTTCAGCCATCGGCGCACGGTGCACTCAGAGACGTGGAGTATGTCGGCCATCTCGCACTGCGTCATGGTACAGCCTCCACGAGCGGGAGTTGGGATAGCGCGTCCACGATGCGCTTCTGAGCAATTCGGCAGTAGCCCTCGTCTATCTCGATGCCGATGAACCGCCTGCCCGTCTTGACGCACGCAACGCCCGTTGTGCCCGAACCCATGAAGGGATCGAGGACGAGGGCGGAGGGCAGTGTGGAAATGTCAACCATCTTGGTGATAAGGGATAGCGGCTTTTGGGTCGGGTGTCCAACATTCTCAGGATGGTTGTGAAATATCCTGCTTGCCTGCCACACCGTGCCGGGATGCTTTCCCTCGCGTCCATATCGGGCATAGTTGGCTTCATCTTCGTATGGTTCGAGGTATCTCTCAGCGTTGAAGGCGCGAGGCGTACCCTTGGAGAAATACCACGCTTCTTCGGTGTCCTCCCGGTAGGAACTCTTCTCTGGTCGTCCCGTGCGAAACCACCAAACGATTCGGGATTGCGGGAATAAGCCAACGCGCCTGCCTTGAGTCAACACCCAATCAGCGTGTCCCCAGAATCCCCACCAGTAGAGCACCCCTCCATCAGCCAAGAGTGCCGCGATGCTATCCCACGTCGAGTTAGGCGGTCTGTCCTCATCCCATTCGGCAACTCGTATCCCATACGGCGGGTCCGTAACAACCGCGTCCACACTCCCCGCCTCCAGTTGCGGCATGACGGCCAAGCAGTCACCGCAGTACAGCGTCACCCTGCCGTCAGGACTCGCGTAGTACGGCGTCGGTGTCATCGAGCTAACTCCCCTTCGACCACATATTCTACAGCCTCTTCATAGATTGATGGATATTCATCAGCGCACAATCTCGCCAACTCACTTAGCAGTAAAGAAGGCGCTATATGAGGGTACACCTGTCGGATGCGCTGTCCGACAGCAACATCACCACCACAAGATAAATATGCCAGCCGCCAAAGCTCCGACTCTGGCTCGTTGGGGTATTCGCTGTTTATCTCTACAGGTTCTCCTGTCATCCCTGTCCACCCCTCCCCGCCTCCAGTTGTGAACGTTTCGCTTTTGCTCGTCCCTGCGCCCTAACCGCCCGTGTCGCGGTCCAATACCGCAAGGGTTGGGGTATATGCCGAGTTACCCATAACCAGAAGTGATATAGCAGTTTCTGAACATGATACCCGATCATCGTCATAGCTTCAGTAGGTCCACTCTTGAGCGTAAAATGCTTGCTAAACCGCATCAGCCTACCCACTCCTCCCCGCCTCGGCCTTCTGCCGACAGCGTACTAGGATGCGCTCGTAGGCGGCTGGCTCGCTCTCCTCCTGCACTATCGCCAGGAGCTCGGGCAGAATCGAGTTATCCAGCATACCTCGCACCTTCGCCTCGTTTATCTCAACTCTCTCTTTATACTTGTCGGGACGTGCGCCTTTGAGCAGGAAGATCAGCAGGGTATCGCTAAACTCACGTATTACGCCAACTTCTTTGCCACCCTGATAAACAGGCTTCTCTACACCCTGGACACCCCGGCGCCGAGCCTCGGACTCCAGCGAGTCCACCGAGATGTCCATCGCCTCATCCCAGGCTGCCGCGAATAGCGGATCGTCCGCTCGATGGTAGTAACACGCGTGACGATCCACGTCAGCGACCTTCGCGGAGGCGGAGACGTTGCCGGACTCCATGAGCGTTTCGAGGAATAGCGCCTTCACCTCCGGGGTAAACTCCACGCGAGGTTTGCGCTTGTGGATCACTGCTGGCTTTTTAGGCTGGCGAATTGCGCCTTGTCGGTTAGTCATGTTGTCTCCTCCCACGGACTCCGCTCCGGCTCCGGCTCTGCTCTGCAAGCAGCGAGCCATGATGCGCGACCTGCGCGGCTTTTTGCGCAGTGTCGCCGCGTCTTCCTGCGTAAGCAGGCGCGTATCTTCTTCAATCCGGATCCATCTACTTAGAGAAACTATCTACTTCTGTTCCACTCACTGAACGATCACCGTTCATTATCTGAACAGTCAAGCGTAGATCACCGTTCATTATCTGAACAGTGTTGTTCATTATCTGAACAGTCCCTTATAAGTGTAAAGTGTACTTAAAGCCCTTGCCGCGTGGTTCGCGGGTGAGTATGCCGCGCCGTTCGAGTCCCCGAATACCACGCGTAACGGCTCCGAGTGAGATTCCTGTTTCGTCATGGATCGTCCGATAGGAGGGGAAACAGCCGTTGCGTCCGTTGTGCCGCTTAAGGCACATCCACACATGAAGTTCGGCCTGTTCCCATCCTTTGAACCTGCCTTGATCAAAGTCATCGAAGAACCACCGTCCAAACAATCGCGTTGCGTCACCAAGCACATTGCGCCGTCCTTGTCTGCCGTCCTGTAGACTTTAAGCGTACAGGGGCAAGTCTAGGACGGCGAGCGACTTTTCGGCACGAGGTATCCCTGCGCACCTATGCCCCTGCACACATTGGAGCCAGGTCAGAGGTTTCCCTCCTTCCCGGCATAAGCAGCCCGGCTCTAAGGGTTTTGGCGTGGTGGCCGGGTGAGGTTGACGCCTCCACCGTCTAGTTACCAGGCTGCAAACCTTGTTCTCAAAGAGCGGGTGGAGGCCGAAAGGATAAACACCCCCACCCGTGCTGCTTGCGGCATCCATGCCGCCCTACGCTAGGAGGTATCGGGTGGCTGCGCACTGCCACCGCAGATATTATACCACATCGCCAGACGGATTCCTTCCTGTGAACAGAATACCACAAACATTTCACGATTTGTTCATCCCGGAGGTTTGACATCCTGGGAAACTGTGGTATAATAGTCTTGACAGTTGCAGGAGTCACCCCGGATAGGCCGGGCGGGAGGACCTGCGGTTGACGCAGATAACGACAACGAGGAGGTATGAGAGGATGAATTGGACACCCAAACCAGGCGAGATTGTCATCGTTCAGGCTGCGAATTGTTCGCCCCGCAGATTTCAGGTAGACGGGGAGGCAGGGGGCCATATCGAGAGGGCCTTTGAGGGACGCTGGACATCAGGCCCCGATCGTCGTCCTGCATGTGTTCTCCTGCGCCACATGCGCGTCGCCTGACCCGACCCCACACCGTTCCCCTCTGACCGCGAGGGGTTCGGCCTGGGGCTGAGAGGCCGCAGAGAACGCGAGGAGGTATCACGCTATGAGTAGAGTATTCACACGCGACGACTGGAAAGACTTCATCGAGGAGAAGTACAGCGGCAGAGTGTTCGAGGTAGACGAGGACATATTCGAGTATTGGCTCGAAGTCCTCCCGCCGATCATGATGAACCAAATGACCCAGCTACCCAACGGCGACAAGGTCAAGTGCGCTTTCTGGAGTGCTGAAGGGTACGAGCCGGTAACGTACTGGTGGCGCAAAGATGGCCGCTACTTCGGATGCACCGACCTCGACCTGATGAACCCGAGAGCCTAAGCCCCCAGGCCGCAGAGCGTGAGGACTTGACGCCCGCCGAGTCCTCCCCTCTGCTGCTGGACGGCAGAAGAAAGCGAAGGAGGTAACGAACGATGGCAACATGGTATTATCTCGGGCAGCGTGACGATGAACGATGGGAAGTTTTCTCGTGGGATGACCGCGAAGACCCAACACCCGCCAACACTGGCTACGCGGCCATAGAAGGCCCATACGTCAATGAGGTGATGGCCAACCGCGCATATGACACGAAGTGAGGCCGAGAGGCACAGACGCCGGGCGACCGGCACGAGAGGAGCGATGGAGAGCGATGAGAGAAGTTACACTAGATCAACTGAGGCGACAACTTGGGGAGATCAATAGACGCTTGCCGTTTTTGTCACCCCGCAACCACCTGGGTATGGTCTATGACGCCCTGCTGTTGGCCGTCGAGTATAGCGAAGAAGGCGGCTATGTCCTGTTGAGTCTTGAGATCAACAAGTTGGCAATAGTTGTGGATCGGAGCTATCGACGCGCCCAGAAGCTGAACGCCTGACACCACACCACGCCCCACGAGGGCAGAAAGCGAGACGATGAGCACGATGCCAATGCGTATGTTTCTTGCGCCTATCAAGGGCACGGCCGATAGAGCCGCTCAGGCGGATGCTGTCCGGCTCGTCTTAGAGAAAGCTGCCTGGGAGGCAAACGATCTACCCCTGGACAGTTCCACAGCCGAGATACTCCAAGAAGCCCTTGAACTATGGGCAAACACACGACCCGCCGCGACCGTCTCCGCCGAGGGGCTGGCCGAGATCGAGAGGGCGCTGGAGAGTATTGAAAATCTGCGTACCCGCCTGCAAAACGGACATTTTATCAGTGAGGCGGCTGCACTCAGATTTGCTGCGCAGACGATCCGCGACGCGATCCGTCGAGAGGAGGAGGAGCCATGCCCACGCACATCAAAGCCGACGAAATGACGCTCAGTATAGCTATCCCCCGCGAAGTCCACAAGCTCGCTAAGATTCGAGCCGCAGAAGAGGGGATCACGCTCAAGGAGTTGTATCGTTGCGCTATTGCGGACTACTGCGCTAAGCCACCGAACCGGTAGCCACGCCGGGGTCCCGGTTCACGCCGAGCCGGGGCCCTCCCCCTCCATCCCCTCCAACACCGCGAGAACGGCACGGGCCTCATCCCATGTCGGATAGAACTCGACCTGTGGGAGGGCGTGAAAGACGTTCTCGCGGTGCCCAACTACGATGGATCGCTGGCCGCTTGCCAGAGCGATACCAAACTCGACGTGCCGACCACCCCCACCCTTGTCGGAATGCGGTTTCTCGGTAAACGATATGACGATCCCAGCCCTCTGAATATCCTCAACATCCTCTCTGGCGCACAACCGCTCATGGCTGACGTTCGTTCCATCATCCATGTAGCCTGCGGGTAGCTCGTGCCCGTCAAGCCAGCGAGAGGTGACCGTGTAGCCCATTACCCGGAGTTCCTCGGCATAGCCTGCCAGAGTCTCACGAGTCACGTATCGACCTGCGAGGTAAACGGTTTGCTCGCTATCTGGCACAGGCTCATAGTCAGCTTCCAGGGTAGACCTACGCCACATATACGAGCCCCTGCCCGGCACAGTCACGCGCACCCAGTCCGGGTCAACCTCCAATACATACTGCGGGTTAGTCTTCCGTCGCCATCGCTCTGTCATTCGGTAGCCTCCTTTCGTGCCAGGTATGCGCTTGCGTCGGCGACAATGCCCTCCAGCGTCTCCATGAGCGTCATTTTACTCCCACCATCAAGTGCACTCTCGGCGTTCTCCATGATGTCGCGCAGAACGCGGCGGGCGTCCGGCGCTCCGTTCAGGCAGGCGAGGAAGCAGCGGAAGCAACGATGTTTCTTCGCCTCCTCGTTCTCCTCCGCATGTCCCTTGCAAAGGCAGCCCGAGAATCGCGTCAATGGCAGGTCGCTGTCGAAATCACCGTCAATATCACCGGGACATACCCCATTCTCGATCAGGTAATCTATCATCATGTCAACGGTCAGCATCGTCGGCTTCCTCCTTCGCGGCGTCGAGTGGGGCACTCAGGATTACGACAGGGTTTGCCCTTCTCGTGAACCCATCCACAAGAGCAATCTTCCCAGCAATCACAATTACCGACCCCCTTTGTGCCGCAAATACTACACCGAACGTTACTGTCAATCATACGGTTGATCGCCATTACTCACTCCTCTCCTCTCTCCCGGAGCGCGTCCGGGATGATCTCTCCCTTGCTGATCTCGCGGTATGCGTACCGGAATTGGTCAAACAGCCGTCCCTTGTCCTTGTCGTAGGTTTCCACAATGAAGTCCCAGCCGAAGTATTGGCATACCTTCTTGGCGCACGGCGATAGCGACTTGAGTGCGCTGGCCTCATAGTACGAACCATACTTCACAACGGCCTTCTGGACTTCACCCCACGCCTTGAATGCGTCGCTATCGCCGTTCGGTTTCGGCTTGCTGACGCGCATACCGGCAACGATGGAGAGAAACCCGCCGATGCAGTAGTGCAGTTTCTCCCCTTCGCCTCCGAGATAGCGGTCTACGAGCCCAGGGAGTTCGCCGTCCTGGAGTTGCGCGTCCAACTGCTTCAGGTTCGCGCCGATCCGCTTTTTCTCAGACTCGCTGCCGACCCAAGTGCTTCCAAAGTGCTTAAGCCACAGATCGAGCCATAACTTGACGTAGTTCATGTTACCAACCGTCCCCTTCCTCTCGTTTCACCGCCCGGTAGTGCAACTCGGGATGCGCCGCCGGCTTGTCGTGGCAGGTCTGGCATAACGTGACGAGGTTATCGTCGTCGTCCGTACCGCCCTTGCTGCGAGGCTTGATATGGTGGACTTCCAGGGATATTCCGCCATTCGCCCGGTAGCCTGTACCTTCACGGTAGACACGCGCAGGTCGGTCTGGGCAGATACCGCACTCTTGGCAGGTGATGTTGTCTCTCCAGATAACGCGCTGCCGAGTTCTGATCCATCTCGTTCCGTGCCCCGCGCCTCTGTTCATAAACCAACCCCAATAACCTCCGATCTTGCCGCACTCCTTATCGCACCAACACTGTGCATGACCGGTAAGCGGCTCTCCACACCAGAAGCACGTTCGCTTCGGAGCGCCTTCACCGAATGGGTACATCGGCGTCGTTCGGCCTTTGTGCGATGGTCGATGATCGCTCATCCCTCCACGCCCTCCACCGGCCACGCCTCGCGCCAGCACTCGCGGCACTTGATCTGTTCGACAGCGCAAGGTTCTCGCTGTTCGTAGACGGGCAAGTTCTGCGGTATACCCGGCAAGCCCGATAGTTGCGGATGCCCGCATTTGCGGCCCTTCCGATGAGGGCAGTTCATGCAGTAGCAGACACCGGGCCAGCATTCGCAACCCTTCCGCGTTCCCTTCTTGACTCGCCCGCCCATGATCTCAATGCGCGTGAACCGTAGTACCGTCCAGCCGAGCCGGGCAGCCTCGTTCAGCTTGTCGTTGTCGTTCACTACACCCATTGGCCGTTGATGCCTGCCCTGCGCGAACACCCCGCCGTCAACCTCGACGGCCAAGTTGCGGTCGGGCCAGGCATAGTCGAAGGCCCATTTGCGCGTCGGGTGAAAGTGATACTCCTTCACTGGTGTAGGTATCCCGGCGGCCTCCATATCTCGCTCAAGTCGGCGGGCAAGCTCTGTGCGCTTCGTCTTCCCCTCGTGCGCCCTGACCTCCTCGGGCGTCATCGTGCGCTGGCGCGTCATGGTGTGGAGTCCTCAACCCTCTCGAACGTCACGGCCCAGACCCAGGGATCGGACTCCCACGGGTACCCGCGCTTGCCGTTGATCGTGTCCCAGAGTCGCTGAAACTCCTCAGCGGGCAATTCGCCTGCGTCTGTGTGCGGATCAGCAATGTATGGTGAAGTTGTTACCCAGTCACACCCCGGACACCCCTCCGCTATGGCATCTGTATGACTGATCTCCTGCACCCTCTGCACTCCCACATCCGTCACGCGCAGGGTCAAGCGGGACGCCCATCGCGGCATGTGGATGGAAGGACGCCACTTGCCGTAATCATGCCAACAGTTCTCAAGGAATGTTTCCGGCAATGAATGAGCCCGATAAAGCAGATAGTGTTTGGCCTTCTCCGAACCGGGTTCTGTGTCTGATCGCATGGCCCACGTCTCCCGCACCCAGAGCAGGTCGCCGGGCTTGCCGTAGGGACAAGAAAAACCGTAGTCATACGCCTTCTTGGTGAACTCAGCTGTACCGCCCGGCCACCATGCTACCCATCCGTCAATTGCGGCGGGATGCACAGCGCCTGCCCATTCAATACCGCGCCCTTGTTTTCGCATATCAGTGGCCGCTTTCAGGCACACCCTCCGCGTCTGCGTCTTCCTGCACTCCATGATCGCCCGAACCATCGTGCCGCTGAATAGTATCGGATGCTCGTTTGTCTTGCCCATATCACCCCTCACCCCCTTCGATCTCTGCCTCCCCGATCTCCAGCGCCTTGCGCAGTTTCGCCGAAGCCTTCTGGCTCAGCACCAGATTGAAAGAGTTCCACTTCTTCCCGTCGTCGTCAAGACGAACACACTCTACGTAGGTATGCGGCCAACCGCAGTTGCGGCGGCGGTGGACGCGGATGCTCGTATAGAGCCATCCCGCGTCAGTCTCCGGTGTTGCGTTGATGTCTACTGTTTTCACGATTCACTCCCTTCGATCTGCGCCCGCGCCTTCTCGCAGGCGTCCTTGTGCGCACACTTTGTACCCAGGCAGTTGTAGTGAAAGCATATCTGCTCCCAGTGCCACGCCAACGCCCCCGGCAAGGCAACTATACCCTCGCCAAGCTGGGCGTGGAGGGCGGCGGCTCGCTCGGTCGGGCAGTGGCAATGATCCAGCCTAGAAACACACAACTCAGGCCGGGTATGAGTGGAGTTGAAACCGCGTGGACTACAATACTCATACTCGGTATAGCGATCCCACCGGCAAAAGCAGCACGTCCCGCACGTTCCATCGAATTGCATCGGCTCACTCATGATTCCCCCTCCTTGGGCGTGGCGGCGAGGAAGGCAGTGGTTTGCTCGTGCATCTCAGCCATCAAGCCTTTCATGATCTTCACTGCATCGTCTGGTACGACCTCCTGGCCGATGCGAAAGCCCCTCAGTGTACCGTTGTCACACAGTGAGACCACCCTCCGCGCTTCCCCCAGCGCATCCTCGGAGGTCTGGAGGGCGTCGAGGAGAAACTTTACCCACAGCAAGGAAAGGCGGCCATCAGATAGGCCGTTCTCCTTTTCTGCTTCCGTTACGACTGCCTTGACGAAAATCAACTGAATGTCTTTTGGTATGTCGGGATCAGGGCCATACTTAATCCTCTCAGCGTCCATCGGTATCTCCTTTCAGGGCGCGTCGGGCACGATCGCCTGTTCCTGGCACTACATGTGCATCGAGATCGTGTCCCCACTCATCATGGCACGGTGGGTCTACCTCGTAATTATCCTCATCAGCATACCACTCCAGCGCCTCCCTCAGCACCCTCTCGCGCTCGTGCGACGCCTCGTTCTCGGCCTGCGATGCGGCGAGTTGGCAGTGTGTTGAATGTACGTATAGCGTAGGATCGCTGTGAGTGGTTCGACATCCGCACTCGAAGTAAATCCAATCGCCCCTGTGATAGTGGGCCGACTTACCGCTCGTAGGGCACACTCGTTGCTTCCATTTCGGGCGTCGCTCGTCACTCATCGCTCATCGCTCCTTTCGCGGCAGGCGTGGGATCGGCGGGCAGGGTCCACTCCGAGGGTGTTTCCCTGAGTTCTCGCGGCCCCGTCATCGGCTTGCCGGTTCGAGGGTTCACTAGGTCGCGCCAGATGCCAGAGAGATTCTTGCAGTAGATCCGACATCCCGCTTCTGCCGCAGCATCGAGAATCGGCTGTATCCACTCGGCCCGCGTCCCTCCCTCGGCAGGCGGGATGATGCGCCGGTTGCCGTCCGACAGGCCGCCGATGACGATGAAGGACACGCCGACGATCTCTAAGCCTTCTCGAATATGCTCTTTGTTGAACGGGCCTAGTATTGGCTCGAACGAAACCCAGCGGTTGCAGAATGTCGGGCCTTCTGCCCATCGGGTAGACTCTTCGTTTTGGGTGATCGAATAACCAAACCAACAGTTAGGCCGAAATAGCGCAATATGAACAGGGTCGGCTTCTGTGCTAACGTGATGCAACCGGTATGCTTTGGTGAGGAAGATGTGCTGGTGCTGCGGGTTGTCGGTCACCACCGCGAACATATCCCGTCGCCACTCGGGTTCAACTCCCTTGCACCACGCATCGCCGTCGAAGTTCCAGGCGATCACGCGCGGCTTGCGGAGTCGGCGCACGGCCTCCAGGACTCCGGGGTGCGCGGTGGGATGGAAATGGCCTTCGCTACTGTCGGCCATCCCCTCCGCCCAGCAAAGCCCTCGCGCCCGAACCGCGCAGATCGAGTCGTCGTTATTGCAGCCGGTGATATAATTGGCACGTATCGCATTAACGGCCTTAAGGTAGGGTATCTGACTCGCACTCAGCAGGCTGCTCATGACGCCTCCCCCTCCTCGCTCGCGGTGTGTCCCAAGAATAATGTCACCTTCTTACAGATGGTCTTGTTTACGCATGATGCACAAACCGGGCCTTCATCGTAGGTCAATTTGTGCCGAGACTCAACAAATCGGCAGTTCCCTCGAAGACCAAGTACAGCTTCTAGTTCCTCTCGTGTCAGTGTTATCACGACTCGCCCTCCCCGCTCGCGCGCAGGCGGGGCGTCCACGCGCTCCTCCAGCGCCTTCACCCGCTCGCGTAGGTTGGCCACACTGCCGTTCACAACGCTCTCTACCTGCTCCAGCGTCAGTGCGTCGTCGGGCGCAGGGTCGGCGTCGGGGATCGGCTCGAACAGGGCATCGAACCTGTCGTTGCGAATACTGGCTGGCGTCTTGATCGTCGGACACGTCAGATAAGTCCATTCGCCCCTTACCTCGACCTCAACGCCTTCCCTCAGTCGGTATCTCGTTGCCATGATCTACTCCTCTCGCTCAAAACGGTGGCCTGCGGGCTGGTGGCCTCATGCTGACCCGCAGGCCGTCTCGCGCCTCGTGCGCGGGTTATCGAGGTAGCCAAATCGCCGTCATGATAAGGACGATTATGACTGCAGACGTGATAATCACGATTATCCCTCCAAGGAATGTTCTGAACCTGTCATCAACAGGCTTAAATGCCGTCCATGATGCCAGATAGACTACAAGGATGATCGCCATGACGGTGATCTTACCAATGATCGTCCACATACCATCCTCGTCTCTGCCCTCGCGGGCGTCGTGCTACTAGCCAATCGACTTACTGGCTGCGACATGGGCGGCATTGCCGACTTCCTGCTTCTTGCGACCCATGACCTCTGCGTAGTAATCGCCCGTTTTG